AGTCTGGTCCCGGAAATCTTGTACAAGGACGGAAATTCCCGTAGGAGCGTGTGTAGCACGAACTGCTGTTTCAACTTTGTTTACATTCTGACCGCCCGGACCAGACGAACGAGTAGTCTGATACTGAATATCTTTTTCGTTGACTATAGTCTCGGGAATCGCTTCAAAGAAATTACAGCCCACGAACCAGTTCTTACGTTTATGTTTCGGACGGAATTCGTTGTCTGTTGCAACCCAAAGTACAGAACCTTCCCATTCCTTACGGAAATTCTCTAGTTGTTCTTTCTCACCAGAGAGTTTCAATACACACGAGAACATACATCTGTCGTGTGTTCCTGGTTCAAATTCAACCAATTGCGTATTGATATTTTTACAGAACGCAAAATGAGATAATTCTGTTTTTATAAGCCAAACGGCCCGTGTAACTTCCACGGGACCGCGGCCTGATGTGATTTGACAATACAACGTTTCAACCATGTTATTTCAGATTAAGTTTTGAGACATCACCAACGATAGTTCCCTTCGGAACGTAGATAATATGTTCCTTGAGATGCTTGAAGTTGTCGAATTTCTCTACAGCATCTGCATTGACCATAGCACGAACGAACCAGCAATAGTACTGTTCTCCCCTTGTATAGTAATAAGAGACGATATGAGGAACGAACGTAGAGTCAACTTCTACTTCACGAATGCGAGTCTTATCAACGGGAACAGAACTCAACTTGAACGTAACAGAATCATCTACCTGATAGTACTGATAAGATTTCTCTTCATCAACACTTCCTATTCCCAAGAAGAAAGTTCCGGAAAGTTCACTGTTCAGAGCAGCACTCTTGATAATCGTAGTGTCTTCTACAATAGATGTTTCATCATAGAAGTCCATTCTTGAACTCTGACCACCGGCTCTATGAACAACCAGTCCGAGCCATAGTCCGACTACAACGACTGCTAAAACGAACAACGGACCTGCTCCTTCTTCTGGAGCATCGTTTACGATAAACGACACAATAAGTCCAATCACGATAATCATCAATACGATGAAAAGCCAACCGAAATACCACATAATCTTTTTTCTTGTTAAATTGTTATTAAAATGTTTGATGCTGCAAAGGTAATCATTTTATTTTTCCCGTGCAAACTTTTAAACATAAATTAACATTTTTAACATTTAGAGCTTATACATCGTTGAATAATCTATCGGTTTTCCTTCTTTCTCTGCTTGTTCGGCAGCTTCAGCAGCAGCTTCGTCCTTGAATATAGCAAACTCCGGCAGATTCTGAGTTAGTTTCTTCAAGAATTTAGCATCTCCCAAGTTGCGTAGTGCATACTGATAGAACAAATCGATGACATCACGAATTCCAGAAGACATCCACGCACGGTCGGTATTCGACATTTTCTTATATGCTCCGTGTTCATCATCACCGTTAAGTAAAGCATTCTTATAGATGTCACGTGCTTCCTGGTAAGTATGAATCACATTACCGTCAGAGTCTTTTGTCTCTCTGCCGTACTTCGTAGCACTCAACTCAACAGCAGCAATAATCCGTCCGTTGTTTAACTGCCGCTCATCTTCTTCTATCGATTCACGAGTATGACGGGCAGCACGTTCTTCGGGAGTTTCTTCTCCTTTCTTGGGTTTCGATACTTCTTCACCTTGAATTATATCACCGAATGACGGCCGTTCGATATTAAGTTCTTTCGGTTTTATTTCTTTCTGTGGACTTCTCATCAGGAATAGAATCAGTGCATCTTCTCCTTCCGGACTGCGAAAATACTGAATCGGGTCAACTCGCTGACCGTTCACTATCGGATAGTCATAATAATCCATTGCATTGAAAATATTGATTAAGTCCCAGTCCATATGGGTCTTCGTGTTATGGTCGTCGAACTTCATCAGGTCTTTATAAGAACGGATATGTGCCGATATTTCGAAGTCGCCAATCCATTCACCGTTCGGGTCTCCGCAGTTGTATGCCATATGGTCAGCAGTAGCCAGTGCAGTCAGTCCGCCCAACAACGACAGTGAGCCGTCGCTGCGAATGTCGGAGCACCACATCTTCACCTGCCACTCTACCATTCTTTTGATGAGATACTCTACCCCATCCATTGTTTTCTTTTTCATCTTTCTTTTGCTTTAAGTTAATTTTCAGAATAATGGATCCGACCACTCGTCACTGTCTTCAGGGACGTGCTTCATTTCCTGCTCGTAGTGAATCTTCTCGTACTTCTTACGGTTCTTCTCGTGGATACACACATAGAAGTTGGGACTCTCTCTGAACGGCCGGAGCAGTCGTTTCTTGACAACAACAATCTCTTCGGGTTGCTTTGTCTCTTCGTCTGCTACAATAATCGCATATTCACCCTCGGTGAACTTGTAGCGGTTCTTTTTAATAGATGCTTTTGTCTGCATGGTTGTACAAATATAATTATGTTTCTGCTAATTATACTACAATATATTTGTTTGGTTTAAAATTTCCGCAAAAACCATGGAACTGTTGTGTAGTTAACTGCATCGATTAACGCAGTTAACTGCCCGGCCTCACGCAGTTAACTGTGTTGCATATGATCAGTTAACTGCCCGCAACGTTAACTCTTGTTGACTTCCGGCGGGAGATACTCGGGATTCTTCAGGTTATACAACTCCGGCTTCACCTGTCCGAACGGCTGCATCATGATGAAGTATTCAGCGCGACGGCGGGCATAGTGTCCGCGTTCAGTGATGTTCTGCCGGTTTGTCTGAGCTAGTGTGAAGTCGATGTCGCTGCGGTCAATACAGTTGTTCACTTTATCGATTCGGCAATTGCCGAGTCTCCGCCACAGTTCACTCTGTTCCCTGCTGCCGGCACCGAAGATGTTTCCGTATCCGCAGTTGAAGAGCACGGAAGTCAGACCGTCGATGAGTCCCTGAGAATACTCCACCTGACGGTCGTATGGGAGTTTCCGCAGACAACTGTTCAACTGTTTCTCTGTATTGCGCAGATCTTTCTTGAACAGTTCGAAGGCTTCTTCCCGTGTGATGCGCTTGTTCCAACTCCAGTTCTTGCGTTCTTCTAGCGTCAGTTTATGTCCGTAGCCGATAGTCAGGTCCTTCGATTTGTTGCCCATGTCTTTCCGGCCGATTTGCTCAGTACCTACTTTCGCATCGTAGATATGGTCAACAAACTTCTCGACATTACACAGTGCCTTAATCATCTCCGGACTTGCCGTATAGAAATCGCTCTTCTCTTCACCTGGAGTCAGCAGACGGATGGGCGACTTCGCATTGCGTATCGCAGCATCTTTCTGCATCTGCTGTTGTTCGGGAGTAGGAGCAGCAGCCTGTTTCGGCTGACTCTTCTTGATTTGCTTGATGACCGGTGCTTTCTCGACATCGGGTTGCGAGACGGTGAACACTCCGCCGCGTTCGTTGGTGACGGTCAGTGTATCAACACCATTGACTTCTGCGAAATCGATAAACGTAGCCGGAACAATCGGGTGGAAGTTGTATTTGTCTTTCAGTGCATTGCCGCCGTAGCCGATGACAAACATCATCAGTGCCCAGAAGAGATACTTCGTGGCTTCACCCACGTCGTGATACTTCTTATAAAGTCCTTTCGCGGCATTGACACACAGGTTGACGGCTGCTTTCCGGCCCATCTGAGTCAGTTTCAGAATCAGTTTGGCTGTCACCCGGCCCATCTGTCCGAGCAAGTCCTTTACTTCCGACCAGTCGTTGGAATTGACCGACTCCGACTCGTAGAGCCGCTGACTGAAGTACCAGTCGTAGATGTCGTGCTCTTTCAGACACTGCAACAGTTCATCATTCTGGATGACTTCCCGGACACTCTCGGTCACGGACTTTAACAATTGTTGACGTTTATCGTTACGCATTCGTTTGTGTTGTTGGAAATTTAATTTGAGTATTTATCTTAATCATTTCCATCAACCGTCGGTAGAATACGAGATGTTGCTGTGTGGTGACGGGAGCCAGTTGCTCGTAAGTCATCCAGCGATAGGCAACAATTTCCGTTTTTCCTTCCAGAGTCAGATTCGAACGGCATTGTTCCGGACGAATGTCCGGCCAGTAGAGTCCGTAGGCAGCAATCGTCTTGAATGAGTTCTGACGCTCGTGACCAAGGGGCAGCAACAGGAAACTCCCGCAGTCCTTCAACTGCAATCCGGACTCTTCCTCGAACTCACGAATAGCAGCATCGGCCGGACTCTCTCCTTCTTCGATATGACCTTTCAAGAGAGCCCAGTAGTGACGGTCCGCATAGGGAGTCCCGACAAAGAACTCCAGCAGTCCGTCACTATTAACCCTGAACGGGATGATTCCGGCACAGTGTTCCATTTACCATACGTGCCAGGCAATGAGATTCTTGTGCTGACAGTCCGGACAGTATGAATATTCCAACCACATTCCGACAGCATTCGTGTCTCGTGTAGTCTGGGCTTTGTATCTTTTCTTACATTGCGTACATGTAGTTTCTTCCAGACGATAGTTCTCTTCCCGTTTGGCAACTTCCGGTTCTGAGGGTACAACAGACTTCTTCGTAGTCTTTTTCTGAAGCATTTTATCGGCTTCGGCCTTCTTCTTCGATGCTTCAGCACAAGCCTTGTCCTTCATATTCACCGGACACTCGCATCCGCGAGACATCGAAAAATACCAACAGCAGTAATCACATTGATGCATAATCTTTTATTTTAAATGATTCATAATTTTTTCCGGGATAGTCCTGAAGTCAGTAGCGATGCCGTCAGACTCTTCGTTGATGCCGTCAGCATAGTCCGTGAAGAATCCGATTTTCTTCAGACCGATTTCGATAGAGACAAGACCGCGAGGTCTCTGAATATCAATCACAATAGTATCATATGGCGACGGTACCTGGACTTTACTGATGTCCTGCGGCTGCACTTTGCTATGCCGGGAGATGTAGTTCAGAAAACGATACGCATTCTCTTCCATCGGATAAGGCAGGTTCCGAGAACCTTTTTCTATATCGTGACGAATGTCCGCAAACGAAAGATAGAAGTATTCGTAAGGATTGTTCTCTTTGGTCACGGCAATCGCCAAGTTCAGGGAGATAAGTCCGCGCCAGTCGAAGTGATTGGCATTCAACCAGTCAATTTGATTCTTGTTCGGAATCTTAATACCGTCAATCCATTCCAGTCCCGGCGCAATATGTTTGTATGTATTCTTCTCTTCTTCAGTCATCGACTCCATCGGCCGGAGATAGGGTCTATACAACTTACCGTCTTCCTGCTGGAAAATAATCCCAAGAAGAACAGTGTCTAATACTGCCGGACCAGTGTACGTTTCAACGATGACTCCATACGGAAGTCTTGCCGACAAATCTTGTAATACTAATTCTTTTTCTTTCATATTCTAAATATTTTAAATTCTGGTGCAAGGACAGTATTAGCGAGTGCAATCGAACTTGTTCGAATTGCCAACCGCAGCCTGTTCTCGTGCTTTCGAGCACAAAGGTAATTATTATTTCTTTACCGACAATGCTTTTTCGCAGAAATTTATATTTCTTTAACAGTTGGTCAGTCTTTTCAAGTATAAAATCATATTTCCGCAGAAACTTTATTTTGTTTTATGAGTATAATAAATAGGAAATTAATCAAGATAAAGACATATGAAACTATTTACAACAACGATTATCGGTTCCGGCTCAGCGAAACCAAGAAGCGGGAATCTCAGTTCCTGTCAGTTATTGAACTACAACAACCGTATGTGGTTGATAGACTGCTGTGACGGGGCGTGTACTGAACTGCTCCGAATGAACTTCAGTATCAATAAGATTGACAAAGTGTTCATCACCCACGCCCACGGAGACCATTGTCTCGGACTTCCCTGTCTGATAGCAACAATGGCTTTGAATTCGAAGAATACCCCGTTGACTGTGTATGCTCCAGCGGAAGTTTACGAACTGTTATGCCCGGTTATTGATGCAATGGTCGGCGACAGAGATATATTCGAACTGAAGTACGAAATAGTGTCAGCGAAAGATATTTCTGTCATTTACGGCGACAATGAACTGAATGTCCAGGCAGTACCGCTTCACCACGGCAATCACGAGACATACGGCTATGTGTTCAGCGAACAACTGAAGAAGCGTCATATCAATATGGATGCTGTTGCAAAGTATAATATTCCACGTTCAGACTACGAATGGATTCGTGAACACGATTACGAACTGAGTGACGGTACTGTTATACCGAACAGTGAACTGACCTTCGAACCAGAACCGGTCCGTACTTATGGTTATATCTCTGACACTTCCCGTTTCGATGAACTGCCGTTTATGCTGAACGGAGTCACTACACTCTATTGCGAAGCATCGTTCCAGGATAAAGATGCAGAACTTGCTGAGAAATACGGTCACTGTACATCGACAGATGCTGCTATACTGGCTCGTGATGCTCAGACTGTCAAACTTCTGGTTCTCGGCCATATCTCTTGTCGCTACGAGAGTGAGCTTGAATCTCAGTATGAAGCGAAGAAAACATTCGACCGAACGACATACGGAAGAAAAGACCGTATCATCACGATAGAATAACTTCTCGTATGATGAACACGAGAGAAGAAAACGTAAAATACTTCGATGAACATAAATATTTATGATAAAGAAAACTGAGAGACTCACACGGGTCTCTCAGTTTTTTGTCTGTCCAATATTCCAGTTTTCGATGTATAAATAGTGGAAATAATATTCATTTAATTTATGCAGAGAGTATTTTCTATTAAAGAATATCCATACGGATCGGAAGAACTGGACGGTTATATGCTGAACGAAGCAGAGCACGTATTCAGACAGTGCGAAGATGCTGTTGACAGAATGTTCGATATTATCTATCATAACTTCGAGAGCAATCAGTTGAACACAGTGAAGACGGAGTTATCGTTTAATCCGGTAACACGAACTTGTAATACTACTGGTGACGGTTATCCCATTTATCTCAAGTGCATAAACGATGAAGACAGCAGTTATCTTAAGATGCTTGTCGGTGATTACCGGGACAATCCGGAAGAGATTCTGCTTACTGTCAACTTCTTTATGTTCCGGTAGTTGTATGATTATTATCTGAATACTTTGAAAGAAGATAAAGACACTGTTGAACATAAAGTGAAGAATCTGATGAAGAGTTCAGTGAAGCACGAATTCGGACATATCCGTCAGAACTATTCAGAACGTTACGGAAAGAAAAGATTGCCGGACACCAGGAAGTTCGTAATCGATAATATCGACACATCGTTGTTTAACATTTCGCCTGGTAGATACGAGATGATAAAAAAGTTTATGTATTTGTTCTCTCCGGTAGAGTTATAGCAGAAGTGTGCTGAACTGTATGAATACGTGAACAATATGACTAAAGAAGAGATATTCGACAAAGACGACAGTCTGCGGAATATCAATCATATGACGAAAGTGATATTCGGTAAAACAGCAGATGTGCATTTGTGGTATATGATGAAAGAATGTGCGGAAGATGTCGGTATGTGGTTCGACTTCGGGAACTACGATATGATATTGATGACGACGTTCTATTTCAAGTATTACAACATCTATAAGACATCGGACAGTCTTTCGAAGACGTATATAGACACAGTCGTCAACAAGAGCAATACCGATGAAACAGTAATGAAACTATATAGCCGACATTTCATCAAGTGGCTGAACGAACAACTGGAACAGCAGATGCGGAAACTATATACTGTCATACAATATAATTTCTATAAGCGGTTCTATGAATGGAGCGACATCAACCATTATGAAGTCGGTCTTGCCGACAGAATATCAGAGGGTTTCATCGAACAGTTGAACGAGAAATACGGAGACAGAAAGATTCCGCTGCTGAACAAAGAGATAGATTACTAAAAGGCTGAGAGACTCATACGGGTCTCTCAGTTTTTGTTTTCCGTATGAATAAACTCTTTCAGTTTTCTTGAGTATAATAAGTAAGAAAAAGATTAAAGCATATGATGTCAACAGTGAAAATAGAAACGGAAGTAAAGGCCGTGGCGACAGTCAACGGCCAGAGTGCGGACTATGTGATAGAAGAAGCGGCAGCACTGGCTCACTCGGTGTTGGAAGAGTTGTCGATATGGCGACAGCAGCACGGCAGGGAAGATGATTTCTTCTCGTGTGAAGCCCAGGCTTGTCAGTTCCTGGATTTAATCGGAGACTGAACCGGCTGACTTTCGTTGTTAAATACTGTATAATTCAAGATGAAAAAGATAAAAGTATTCACTGCATTCTCGGGCTATGACTCGCAGTGCCTGGCACTGGAACGTCTTAAGGACTATTCGAAGGACTTCGACTACGAACTCGTCGGATGGTCCGAGATAGACGGTATTGCTATTCAGGCTCACAATGCACTGTTCCCGCAGTATGCAGACCGGAACTACGGAGACATATCGCAGATAGACTGGCAGCAGGTGCCCGACTTCGACCTGTTCACTTACAGCAGTCCGTGTCAGGACTGGTCAGCATCGGGCTTACGGCGTGGCGGTGAAGAAGGCACCGGCACCAGGAGTAGTCTGCTGTGGGAGTGTCGCAAGACCATCGAGACGAAACGACCGGACTATTGTATCATGGAGAACGTCACCGGACTGTTGACGAAACGCTTCCTGCCGTATCTGGAGAAGTGGATAGAAGAACTGTCGGAGTTCGGCTATGACTCGTGGTACACGACACTGCACGCCCAGAACTTCGGCATTCCGCAGACCCGTCCGAGAATGTTCCTGGTCAGTATCAAGAAAGACTTGCACCAGAACTTTTCCTTCCCCAGTCCGATAGGGGAATGTCCGCATCTGTATGAATACCTGGACAAAGACGAAGACGTGGAAGAGTGGACGTTCCGCAAGGACTGGCGACGGGAACACTACCTGGAACTGAACTCGACACATATTGCAGAACTGGAAGCGAATCCTGACAAGTATGCATTGGGCGGGTATGACGTGGTGCCGTGTGGTGTGTATTGTCACGCATCGGATGCATTCAACCGTCCGCCGTTCCGTGACTGTAGCCGTACACTGAAAGCACTGTCAACGGAAGCAGGCATCATATACAAGCGCGGCGGACAGTGGTATATGCGACTGTTCACTCCGAGGGAATGTTTCCGGCTGATGGGACTGACTTCGGAAGAATACGAACGTGTAGCAGATGCCGTCGGCTATAAGAAGATACCGAAACTGGCCGGTAACAGCATCTGTGTGAACGTGTTGTTCCATATATTCCGCAAGATGTTCGTTGACAAAGAGCCGGAGACCGGCACATCGTATACATTATTTTAATTATATAGAGAAGAGATGAACACAAAAGATTTTAGTAACAGGTTCCGTAAGGGAATGACTCAGATTCTGCACGAAGAACTGGATGCGCGGAAGACGGCAGTGTGTATCACTGTGCCGAAGAGTATCCGGTGGGAAGACTATATGGCTGAGATTCAGGATGCACTCGACAACGACTATGAACTGAACTACAAGGTGCCGACCTGTCCGCAGAAAGTGAAGGCGGGAGATAGGTGCTATGTGTGCTATGACGGATTCATCCGCGGGTGGATGACAATCACAGCCATCATCAAGCGGACAGCTGGGTTCAACTGTCTGACTACCGGCAAGCAATGGGAGCCGGGATACTACATCATTCGCAAGGGAGAGTTCCATTATCTGGACAATCCCGTGCCGATGAAGGGTTTTATGGGTTATCGTTATATCAAGGAGGTTTGACTATGGCAGGGTATATCAAGAAGAACAGGAAGTGGACGAATCTTATCAAGTACGACTTCGACTACAGTTATCTGCTGGAACTGGAATACCAGAAAATCCGGAAGATGCGTGACTATTTCAATAAGTCGCGACTGGACGAAATGTGGCCGTTTACCGTGCGCGACCTGACACTGTGTATGAAACTGATAGACATTATTAAGGAGCGAGACCCGGTGAGCAATACATATACAACGATGGTGGCAGAGAATACGTGGCACGAATCGAAGCAGACGGAGAATCCGGAACTGCATAAACTGATAATAAAAGAAACCGGAGAGATAACGTATCCGCGGTATGTCAATGAACGTAATGAACGGCGGTTCTTCCGGGACACACTGATTGCCAAGCAACGGGCAGACAAGGAACCGTATCGCGGAGAGATGGGCCGGAATCACCGCATTGCTATGTATCAGGATGAACTCCGCCGGAGAAAAGCCATGCATCTGTATAATATGATTCGGGAATACCGGATGTATTATTGGTGGGACTAAAAACGGAAGAGCACTCAATCAGGGTGCTCTTCTTCGTTATCAGTGTTGTGTTCTTTTTGGTTACTTTCCGTAAAATCTTCAGTGTTGCCGTCTTCTTTGTCTTCTTTGTATGCATCAGTATTCAACCAAAGATGATAGTCATATAATGAATAGAATATAGATATGAAGAATACTGGCCAGAGAACATAATTCATCTGAAGAACATTCGGACTATTAATAATACCTATCAGTATTGCTGAAATGATACAAGACCATTTGGCAACAGAAGCCCGGAATTTCAATAACTTTATCTTTTCTCCCTTCGTCATTATAGTAAATGAATTAATTCTACTAATTATACTCACGAGAATCAAGAAAGTCTATTTTTGGAGATATATAATATGTATAAATAATGTAAGAATCCGAGAAATTGCTTAGTTAAGAGCGTTTTCGATTTAATACAAAAATTCAATAGATAAATAACCAAAATAACGAAATTGATTTTATAAATTCATATGGCCAAATTGAATAAAAATCTTGTAATAAAGAGCAAGTCAACTCAGCCTCTTCAGTTATTCGAGGCTGCTGACAACACTCCCGCCAGTAAGAAGTATGTCTTCCAGGGAGTTTTCACTGCATGTTCTACTGACGACCACGTTGTTGTGAACCGCAACAACCGTGTATATGGTGAAAAAGAATGTCTTCGTCACCTTGCCTATCTGCGTGAGAATATTCAGCAGAACGGTTTTATCCTCGGTGAACTGGACCACCCCATCGACCGCTTCGATACCCAATTGAAGGAAGCGTCACATATGATTACCGACCTCTGGTACGACCAGAGCACACACTGTGTGATGGGTAAACTGGAAGTGATGGATACTCCCAACGGTGAGATTTGCCGTAAACTGATTGATGCCGGATATCCTTTGTTTGTTTCTTCTCGTGCTGCCGGTGAAGTGGATCCGAAGACGAAGGAAGTTCATATCGAACAGATTTTCACATACGATATTGTATGTACTCCCGGCTTTGCTGAGGCTCGCTTGTCTCGTGTTGACGAGGGTCTGGCACAGAATGCCGTGAACTATCTGAATGAGTCGGCTCAGACTATCAAGAAAGAGCAGAAGACTACGAAGAAATACGGTGTGCTTGCTGAGGGTATCACTGTTGCCGAGACTACTATCGAGATGCCCGTTATCTCTGAGAGTGCTAAGAAAGCAATGGACGAAGCAGACATTGATAAACTGTCGAAGCCTTTGCTGGAGAGTGATGAGAAGAAGGAAGAGAAGAAAGACGACGATAACGGCGGTTTCAAACTTCCTGAGATGAATATGGATCCGAATGCTTCTGCTAACGAAGGTGACGGCGATAACAACGACAAGAAGGACGACAATAATGATTCTTCTTCTGACAATAACGATGAGTCTTCTGATGAGAAGAAAGAAGATGATGGTGAGAAGGAAGAGAAGAAAGAACTGACCGACGAAGAGAAGAAAGAACGCCGTGCTCGTATTTTGAACGTAGAAGCCTTTGATGCTGACGGCGAGAATGCTACTGATGCAGAAAAGGAAGAGAAGCGTGCAGAAATCCTGGATGTTGAAGCCAAGGAAGACGACAAGAGCGAAGATGATGCTGATGGTGATGCTGCTGATGACAGTGTCTTCGATGAAGTTTCCGATGAAGAGAAAGCCGATGAGTGCGACACTCCGAAGGAAGAGTGCGACGGCGGCGAGTGCAAGACATCTGATGATGAGTGTGACAGTCCGTTGACTATCAAGAAGAAAGATGCCGGCAAGGGTACTAAGGATGCTGAGAAGGTATTGAACGATGCTGACAAGGCTGACGATATTAAGAAGCAGACTGAAAAAGACATGGACAAATATAAGAAACTGCTGGACAAGGCAAAGAAAGTTTCTGATGTCAAGGAATCTATCATTCAGACTTATCCGTTCTCTATTTCTCTGAGCGACGAGAACTTCGCCCGCTTCGCTGCCCTGCAACCCGCTGACAAGCGTAAGTGCGAACTCTATATCGAGAGTCTCCAGACTCGTGACATCAAGTTGATTAACGAGCAGTGGGCTACTCCGCTGATTAAGGAGAAGCGTGAACTCAAGAACTGGTTGCGCTATGCTCCGGAAGAGTATCGTATTCTGTATGCAAAGGCTCCGATGGATATTCAGGAAGCAATCGAAGAGTCAGCTAAGTATGTAGTCATCAACAATGCCAACGATGCTCTCCGTTTCTGGGAGAGAACTGGTCTTGCTGCTACAAGCGACAAAATTCTTGCTGAGTCACTGAACGAGAGTTATTCAGTAGTTGAGAAAGAAGGCAAAGAACTCTCTGCTACAGCAGCAATTGCCGGAGAACTCGGTTACGACCGTGACTACTTCAAGATGGTTGAAGACTACTTTGCAAACGAGTAAATGTTTATTTCATATTAAATAGTTTTTAGTTTTTTCTCCCTCTCAGTTTTTTGAGAGGGAGTTTTTATTTGCTGTCCGTTGATGATAACAACGAATAGTTGAAAATAGACAACCGGTCATTGGGATGTTTCTGAAAATACTTGATGACACGAGGGTCTCGAATACATTCTTCCTTGACTGTCAAGCGATGGAATGTACTATCATCACAATCTGGACAGTATGACTCGTATTCGAAACCTTCAAGTGTCTCTTCATCATCCGTGTGTACCAAATCTGTGGAGTCAGAACAGTCTTTGTCACACCACATACACCGGAAGTCATAACAGACATCAAGCAGTCCGTCTCGTTCCAGTTCTTGTAATTCCTTAGATGGATGACGTTCGTACATTATTACAAATCAGTAGCATACTCTGAAGCATCTTTGAGAGAAATATTCTTCGTAGAATTCTCTCGTTCTGCTTGAAGTTTCTTTATTCTGTTTGCTTCTCGTTTAGCAATTCGTCTTAGTGACTCCATTGGGTCTTCTTTCTTTTTCTTCTTGCGAGCAGCCGCTTTCTTTTCCTTAATTGCTGCAACAGTCTCCTTGTACGCTGCATTATGCAGCTTCAGATACTTGTCATAGAGTCGTCGATCGTCTTCCGGACCATTGTTAGGACAGAACAGCGAGGGAGCACTTCCGAATCCGGACCATATCTCTACTTCGTGCCAGGCTTCATCGAAGTCATATTCCAACACTTTCATCAGGATACGAGCAAAACGCTTCTCGTAGTCAACACGCTCCAGTGGTGACCAGTAGATAGTCTTGTACCAGTCTCGGTTGCTTGTCATCAGTTCGAGCACTTCTGCTACAGACATATATTTTCCGTGCTCCCAGTTCATCTCACGGATGACTCCCACACAGAACGAGTTGTACAGCACATCAGTCTCTATGAACTCATCAATCTGACGCTGCGTAAACTTCAGTTTCTCCAGGAACGGCAGTGAGTAAATCTTAAACTCGTGACCGTTAATCGTCAATATTACAATTTTCTCTTCCATGAATAAAATCTCCTTTACTAATTATACTCGTTAAACCGCAGAAAGTTTATCTTTTCCTTGGATATTTCTTCTTCTCGTACTTCACGGTCTCGCTGACAATACGTATCGGAGCAGTTGTACTGACACTGATTTCGTCTTTATTCCATTCTCTCAGCCAGTATTCGGGTTCATCATGGTCAGACCACGCTCCTGTATGAGTCCGGGAATACAAATAATTCGAACCACGAGACGATGACAGTTCTGTCGGAGAGTGATGCACTACTGTATAACGATAGATGGAATCTGGATACACAATTTCATAGACAGTAGTGTATACAGGTACATTATAATATACATACTCTGGTTCGGGTGGAGTCTGCTGCTTCATCGGTCCGCAACAGATTACACATACGATAATTGTTATAATACCAAAACCTAATACGCTCATACCCCATTGGGTATCATCATTATTGTTATTGCTCATCTTGTAATTGTTTAATAGTTTCTGTTAATATTGTTCTAAAACTCTCTGCATCCCGCTTGCCGAGTCGGGAACTTCGATTGCCGGCAACGTTCAGCACTTCGATATTATTCTCCGTAATGAACTTCTTCAACCGGTCGATGTTCGGATTGACAACATACGGTTGCATAAAATATTCACAAGCATCTTTCGTCAGTTGCGTACCGGAACTTCCCTTCACCGAAGCAAAGATGACAGTGCCGTCGCTATCACGAACATTCATACAAGTACGTCCCACATAACGGTCTTTCAAGTCACGGTTGAACAAGTAGATATACTGTTCGTTCTCATCGGGAGTAATCTCCCGAAGTCCGTATGTTTCTGCCAGTTCCGGTGCCTGGCCGTTCTCAGTATTGAAACCGACAGGAGCAACTCCGCCAGTCTCTAGACCAAGTTCACGGGCAACTTCCAGTCCCATCCGGTCAATACCCGTCTGACCGCCTGATATAATCTTCTTCAGCATAATAGTTACATTGTACTATTTTCATAAAATTTATAAATTCTAATCAAATCTATAAATTATACTACTAATTTCGTGCTCTGTCTGTTCTGCGGATTTTTGAATCCGCGGATATTCAGAACATCTGGTGATACAACGTCACCTCTATCCAGTAATCTGCTCAGAGCAGAATCCTGTATTACGTTTGCTTTACGCAATATCCCAACTGCGTCGTTGCAGTCGGAATTTAGCAACTTTCCTGTTGATGACTTTAACCGTTCATCATAGTCGACGAACGTATGGACATCACGAAGGAACTGATTATTCTTACTCATATACTATTTATCATAAAGTTCTTATATAGTTGAATTATCATATTTTATTTACTAACTAATACATTTACATTCCAAAATGGTCGTAATGTTCTTTCAATTCAGGAGAATCGTATTCGCTTTTAATCACGAGAGTGTCTGGCTCAAGACCGAGTTTCTTTTCGATTTCTTCTACAGAGAGTTCAACTTTCTGCGGAGCAACATAAACTTCTTCCGGTTCCGGATAACTTCTATGAAATATCTGAATACACTGGATTTGCTCTAATGCTAAGTTGAAATGATTACTTCTTATCAAATCTCCAACAGTCCATATGCATAGAGAATCTTTATGATATTCACGACATTCTATCGTATCAGAATCTCCGGCAACTGCAACCATATACCGTCTTGTCTTCAAGATAGTAATGTTGAACTTTCTACCAGCACTATCATCGCACATAATAACCATTCCAGGCTCCAAGATAATGTTTTTGATTTCTTCTTCAGTCCACCGCATAATTATCTCACTTCAAATAGTTTATTAATCTTATTCTGCATATCACGAAGTTCGTGCCAGAGTTCTGGACTGTCGCTGATAGTCAGCACTCGTTTAACAGACGGGTTGTATGTATCCATCAACATAAACCACTTGTCTTTATTAAGTGTTATCATACAACGCTCATCATTATCATGGCGGGTCAAGTCAGTTCCCCATACAGTTGCTGTCTTGATAGTCAGCTCGTCATCTTTAATGAATCCCAGAAATCTCTTGATACACAACGTATGCATCGGATTCTCGTCTTCTTTCTTGTAGCGAGCCATCACTTCAGCATAACGTTGCTTCTTTTCTTCTGACCATTTGGTCATATCACCATCTTCTTCATCCTTTAAGTTGAAGAACATAAATTCCTTCATTTCATGCTTTACTAACGACATACCCAGGTTCTCTTCCTCAATCTTAATCAGATGATTTCCGAAGACACCGAGGAAACGCTCGTTCAGTTCATCAAGAGTCTCAGAGGGAAGCAAGTCATACATACCTTCGTAATGCACATTCGACAGACTGCCGACCATATAGTCACCGATCTTATAGGCATGTGTATGGTTCATGCCGTAGCCTTTGTTGCTGGTCAGTGTGTTGATATACTCACACAGCCACTCGTCATACTTGTAGAAGAAAATCCAGAACTGTTGTTTGCCGCTCGGATACTGATAGTTCATACACAACTTCATATCATCCGGGAGTTTCACTTCCAGAGGCTTGTTGTTGTGCTCATACGGGTTAATTGCTAAAAAGTTGTACTTCTTCATAATTCTTAATATTTTTTAATTACACGTTGTAGTTCTCGTTTTGCATCTTCGTTCTTGATAGTCTCTCGCTTGTCATACTCCCGCTTTCCTCGAGCTATAGCAATGAGTACTTTGCAGAGTCCGTGCTCGTTAATGAACATCTTCACCGGAACGATGGTCATTCGCGGATTCTTCACTTCACTGACCAGTCGGCGAATCTCTTTCTTTGTCAGCAACAGTTTACGTTCCCGTCGCTCTTCGTGATTGACGAACCCGCCATCAACATACTTGGAGATGTAAGAGTTCTTCATCCACATCTCACCTTTTTGGTCGATAACACAGTACGTATCCACGAGCGATGCTTTTCCGGCACGAATCGACTTTATCTCTGTTCCGGTCAGCACAATGCCGGCAACGAACGTATCCAGGAACTCGTAGTCGAACTTCGCTTTCCGGTTGTTGATTTCAATCTTCAGTTTATCTTTCTTCTGGCTCATAATTATTCTTCTTTAATCGGCCAAGTAACAACGGCAATCTGCCTTTGTCCCCAACCTTCAGTTAGTTTCAATTCAACAGTGAATCCATTGTCTCTGAGATAATCGATAGTCTCGGGGAGAATCTGAAACCCGACACTTAAGTCGTCATCGAATTCACATTCTGTCTCACCCTCTTTCATCGCTCTCTCAATATACTTGAGAGCACGTTCGATGTTCTCTTTCCGTTCATATTCCTTTGGTTTCTGAACGAACTTCTCGTACATTTCTTCTGCTAATGTCATACGTTATTCTCCTTCTTTATATTGTTTTGCTTTACTGTGAGCAATGCTCGTCTCGTACTCTTCCATAGGTTCATACTCTTCATCATCTTGAAAATGTTTCATACGTTTAACCTTTTTTAATTATTACTAATTTGACTTTATCTCCTTGCTCTAAAGATTCCAATATCGTTCCTTCTATTTCAACACAGAAGTTAGCTTCTTTCTTGTCACCGTAAGAAATGCATACTTCTGCATCTTCTACTACGAACGGTGTTTCGTCTAGGTCCGCATCTTCAATCTTTTCTACGATGCGACACCATTCTGCGACGGCTTTGTGTTGCTCACCGGTTTTCTGGTTTTGTATAAGAACACGATTGTTATCCATTTCCATCAAATGAACAACAATATACTTATCCGGGTCACACTCATCACCGGGAATTCCGTACTTTACGATGTCTCCGACCCGGAGCCCGTAGTATCTGTTTCGTTTTTCGTTCTTGAATTCTGACATACATATTATAATTATAGATTCAACTTAGACAAATCACTCACAATAGTTTCTGCCTGCAAAGATAATACATTATTTTTAATGAAACAAGCATTTCTGCAAAAAACTTTCAGAATTTAACGTTGATTAACATTAAAAAAGAAAGTGGAGTTGTAATGACTCCACTTCTTGTTATGTACTGAATTATTACAATATATAAGTACAGTTTAATATGTCCAAGTATCTGTTGCTTTTGTATATGTTCCAAGAATTACACTGGGTGCTGAGTCATTATATACCGTAGCATTACCACTAGCATCGACAACAATACTTGCAGTTAATGTGTAGTTGCCATTAATCTTTACTTTATTAGGCCCTACTTTAAATGTCTTGCCATAATTAGCAGAAATAAGTTCTCTAACAAAATTCTCAATATTACCTGTTAATTTATCTGAAATACATGCTTCATTATTAATTATTTTTCCTGCAAGTTTTAAAGGTAAATTAAATTTTGCTAAATACTTAATATCACCAGTGATTTCAGTTTTAACACCATTCCATGTTATGCCAGAGGGTAAACAATTTGCATATTCTTCTGTATTTCCAGTGACACCATGTCCAGAGACTTCAAAAGTTGTTATTCCTTCAATGTATTTAAACAAATCTGGAGTAATGTAAATGTTCTGGGGTTCGCTAGTAGTAGTGGTTGAACCAATAAGAGTTTTTTTAAGAATGTACTTAGAGACAATAGAAACATCATATTCTCCTGGGCTTAATCTGTAACCTTGAGTAGAAGTTACATCTGTAAGCTTAGTTGTAATATCTGTTTGATTATTAATAGTACCTTTATACATGTGTCCGTTGCCAATAATAGCTATTGTAATAGGACTAGATGAAGTCAAATATAACGGGCATATTTCTGTTTCATCTTCATTTTTTACATGAAATTTAAGTTCGTTCAATTTTACAAGGTTGTTATTATCAACAATACCCTTCAATTTTGTAACTAAACAATTATTTGCCATAATTTTAAATATTTAAAAATTTATAAATTAATTTTGATTATAATGATACACATCATCCATGTTGGAAATTTCGGCAGTAACCCATTTTTGTAGTCTAAAAAGACTATCAAATCTAGTGGATTCAGGCCACTTATTATATTCAAGCATCATATTAAATACTCCCACAGCAGCCTGCCATTCTTTAACAAGTTCAACTATGTGCTTAACAGTTATGATACCAGCATCCCTAAGTTCCTTGTACCATGCTTCCAATTCGGCATTATAGTATTTTATAATATACTGATGGAAGAATACCGTAATTGTATGTGAAGTATAGGGATTTCTCCTTGTCTCAGTAACCTCAAAGAACTGCCCGAAGGCATTGTCACAGTCATAAAGACCGATATACCACTTGATGCCGTCATAAGTACACCATTGCCAATTCTTAGCAGCACTTATTCCTCCTGCAATATCAGCAAGAATAAGATAGTCTATTAAATTCTTTGGGTCAACGAATGTTTCAAATATTTCTTTAAAAGCAGCTAAATCTGCTGGAGTTTTTTCACTTGCTTCATAAACAGCATCAGCATCCTCAACCTGCTTAAGATAAGTAGAAAGTCTGATAATATTCTTCTTTACCTCATTGGTATAAGTAATCTCAATCCAGAACTCAGTGGCCTTCTTAAACACGTCTTTAGGCTTACTTCCATAACTTGCATTAACAGGATTATTGCCAGCATTACCATTTACACGCGACATATACATCCTACTATTAATAACGCATTTATCACCTTTTGAATAAGTAGTCTCATTGCTATACGTTGGTACAACCTCATTCAAGGTGTTAACTCCAGCAAGTTCCTGAGATATAGTAGCATTTTCATCATACTTATTTCCTGCTTCTGTCACAAAACTGCTGCTCTTTGGATTTCTTACCTCAAAGCCGCTATCATTGCCAGGAACCCAAGAAATAAGATTAGAGTTACCATTAGCGCTAAAGAGCGTATCAGCACTAATAGTGCCATCAAGTTGAATATGATTTTTATCCTCCTTATCCTGATGATAGTTATCTCTATGTTTCTTTAACTGAAAACTAAAGACACCCCAAAACTCACCATTCTGATAAACAATAATTGGAAATCCCTTAGGGAAACACTTTGCACCGCTTTCAAGTTTTTTCTCAGCGTCCTTCAAGTTAGCACTGCCGTTACTTGTAGCCGTAATAGTAGAAAAGTCTATAAGGGCTCTCTTCCAAAAATAATCATCAAACACTCCTCTATGCTGAAGCATTTCATCATAAAGTTGGTATGCAACAGGGCTTACACATCTGAAAGCATCCGTATAAAATGCCTTTATATGAAAACTATCTTGCGGAACCCACTCTCCAAATTTAACTTTAAAAGCAGTTTCCATTGTTTCATCATCAAAGAAATCAAGGGCAATATTCTTCTTAACCATCTTCATTGAAGAATTACCCTGAGCAGACATCTTTGTCCACTTCTTGAAGTAATTGCCCTGCATATCAAAGAACTCAACTTGAGTAGGAATATCATAGGTTACCCCTTCAACACCAGCAGGCCAATATGGAGGATTATTAGAATACCCTTCTTTACTCAACTGAGTAAGGTCATAATCGGATATAATATTAAGCATTGCACATCTTGGCATAGCAAGATTCAGCGGATAATCACCATCTTGGCTATTATAATCGCTCCAATCTCCCCTGTCCTTAAATCCAGATGATTTAAGAGCTTTCTGAAACTCTGTCATTCCTGTATCAGTAAGATTCAGAGAGTTAGTGGTTACCCTCTCGCTCTCAATACCCACTTCTTCATGCTTCACTCCATCACTATCCCTATAAGAGATAATCCTACCTTCAGAATCTGTAGTTATTTCACTTCTTCCTTCAGGGTCTTTAATGTTCTCAATGATATGACCCTCAATACCTACTTTAGGAGTAGTGAATCCTATGTTCTCAAATGCTGCACCATCAGGAGTTCTGCCAGCAATGAGTTTGCCTTCTGAGTCTGTAGTTGCTTCAATAAACTTAGGGTTCTCTACTACTGTGATAGATGAGAGTGCATTCCAATCAATATTTTTATCAATGATATTAGTAAGAAAAGCCTTGATGTTTTCAATGTCACTAAGAAAATCAGCATCACCTACATAGGTCTTTCCATCAGCTTTAAGACCGAAGATAACCTTGTCTTCTGCATCAACCCATGCTGCAAGATACTCTTGACTCTTAATAACTTTATATGATACTCCAGAGACTTTCATGTTGCCAAGAATCTCGATGTTACCGCCAACATTAAGGTCTCTACCAATGACTTTAGTGCCACTTACTCGGATTCCTTCAAGAATTTTATCCTCTAAGTCTGTAGTTACTTCAAGGAACTCTGGATTGTCAATACTAGACTTAGTAGAGGCATGCTCTGAATCAATAAGTGATTTACCTTCTACTTTATCTACTTTGGTATTGGAGAGATTGGAAACTGAATCATTGATTCCATCAATCATTGCTTTCAGTGTAGTACCTGAGCCAAGATAATCATTGAGGAATGCTACTATGTCTTCATATTCATCAAGTGAAAGCTCAGCAATCTTCTCATTAATATAATCAATAATCTGCTGAGGAACACCTGCTCCATAATAGATACCACCATCAACCTTGATAGCACATAGAATCTTACCTTCAGCATCAGTCTTTACATAGACATACTCTGAATTGTCTACATAAACACCTTCATCCGCAATAGCCCAATTTTCTGTATTAGTACTCCATTCATCAGACATCAGCCTATACTGCACATACTTATTGTCATTAGTCTGATAACGAACTGTCATTCCGCCTTTATGTTTTGCTTGTGGCATATCGTTTAGAGCATCAGATAAAGTTGAATATTGTTGTCCCGTATATTCACTTATATCAAATATACTATGTGTGTAATTCGAATCATCATTATTGACTAAAATCTTATTTACACTCATTTATTTTTTAATTCATTCGGCCATACTCGTAAATTATTAATGTGCAATTTTAATCGTAACTACTTGATAATCAGTCATACATGCACAAATAAAACTTTCACGGATGGCCGGATGAATAAATTTTTGCACAAATATGGTTAATAAAATAACAGTCAACAATTAGGACAGTAACTATACTCATAGTATATTTGATATAAGTGAATATACAGGAAATTCATATAATACTCTAAATGATGCATTAGATGACGTACCTATTCAAAAACGGAAAGGCGGAATGACTATTCGATATATAGACAGTAATGATAAGTATGTGCAGTGTCGGTTGATGTCTGATACATTCAATACTACTGTTGCTAATTGGGAAAGATATAATGATGTCACTACCTCTAACCAACCATTTTCAGACCTTGACATTTCTGATGAACAAGGAAATGTATTAACAATGTTTAGTAATGGCCATATCAAAACTAAGAACTTTGATAGTTCCGAGGATGCTACTGAATTAAAAAGAGGTTTAATGTCTGCAAACGATAAAACCAAACTTAATAGTATAGAAGCAGGAGCAGAAGTAAATGATGTAAATACTGAAAATGATGTTAATAACGATTTTTCTTTTTCTGATGAGAGTAAGAGAAAGATAGTTGTTTTTAAAGAGGGTCATATATTTACTAAAAACTTTAGTTCTAAAGGAGTCAACGAATTATATGATAGTTTACATAATCTATTATTAGAAGATAATGAAGATTCACCTTCTACTTTGGTTTCAATAAGTGATGAACAACATCATAGTATATCGTATTTATATGATGGTCATATATTTACTAAAAACTTTAGTTCTAAAGAAGCTAATAATAAATTAAATCATGCAGAAGAAATTTTTAATCAACAATCAGGTATAAATTCTGATTTTAATAATAGGTTACAGCATCTTGAAGCAGCTCCACCTACTGATGTTGATTTATTGACAAATAATATAATGACCCAATGTAGGAATGAGTTTGCTCCAATAGGTCATGCAGATGTTTCTTATACTCCAAAGCGTAAGATTAAAATATTTTTTATTGGAAACAGTGTATCTCAGGACCATGTAGGGTATCTTCCTTGGTTATTTAAACAACTGTATAACGATGAAGTAGATTTTACCATAGCTAATTTTTATTATGCTGGTAGAAGTATCAAGAATTATGTAGAAGATTTTATAACTGGTAATACTCCAGGTTTATACAGTTACACTACTAATAGTATATTTGATATCTCAGTTCAAAATGCAGTTGGTGGTACTAATCAAAAATATGATGACCTTAGTGAAGCTTTGGGTATAGGCGGAATTAATGTACCAGAAGGGTCAAGGTATGGAGGTATGACCATAAAGTTTATTCCCAATTGTGTGTATTCAGTGACAAAGGTTGAAGAAGAATCATCCGCTCCTGCCGGTGGTATTTCATTGTCTGAACCCTATAATATAATCACAGGAGTTTATACTGCTTCAAAATTAAATCAAGTAGATGGTATAAGCGAGCTAACTGGTAATGTTGGAACTACTTATACATATTACTATCAAGTGGCTGAGAATAATTATACTGTGTGGACTATAGAAAAGATTAACAATACTGCAAGCCTTTATGAAGAATGGACTTTTAAATATTCTTCAATAAATTCTTCTCACCCATTTACTACAACTGATAATTGGGCTCCGACTGACGATACAATTAGGTGGACTCAAGAAAATAATGTGTATCTTCCAGATGCTATTACCAGAGAGAATTGGGACGTTATAAGCATACAATCATACTCTAACGAAGACCCTTTATATGCTCCTACTTTTGTTGAATGGCTGAGAAATAATTCTCCATCTTCTTTTGAATTAGCATTCTTAATGTATCAGAATTTTAGAAGTATGAGTGAGTCAAGAGATATAGATGAAAGAACTGTTACAACAGCCATTGTTAAAGAGAACCCAATAACTATGTTATTTGCTCCTTATTTTTGTATGAAAGAAGCCATGAAATATTGGCAAGTGCCTGGTATATTATCTCCAGTTGGAGACGGTACCCATCTAAGGGAAGGGATGGCGGTTATGATTACTGGTATGCACTTGATGAGTGTTATATGTAATAAATTTGGCCTTATAAACAAAGTTATTAATAATAGGTTAATGATGACAAGCCAGATATGGAGTACATTAAATGTTCCCGGAGCAAACGGTAGAGTAGATGATACTCTTAATACAGAAGAGAATTATACAAAAGCTCAATATTGTACTGTTCATGGGACAAGGCAAGCAGAGGCGTATTATAATAGTATTATGAATAGCGTCATAGATAGTTATATAATTAACGATAGTTCTATTGATTAAAATTAAAAAGTTTTAAAATTATGGGAAAAAATTTAGTTATTAAAGGTGCAGACTTCAGTCAGAATGCTGTAGTTCTTCCTGAAGTAGTTGAACTCACTTCTTTAAGTAAAGCTTATGCAGTTTCTAGTAGTGTTGTGATTGGGCAAAGTTTTGATACTATCAGTTGGACTTCTGGTAACTGGTTAAGATGGGAAGCTGAGATTGATGTAGATACTTATAATTATACATCAAAAGCATTTAAACAAACTTCTGGTTCTAATTATCTGCTTAATGTGTGGATTTTAGACGAGAATAGGATAATTATTTATAAAAAGAGCGTTTCTACAATAGAAGACGTTATGGTTGTGCCTGAATTTACTATAAATTCAGAAAATTATCCAACAGCAAAATACATAGGTTTCTGTACTAATTATCAGAATAGTAATCCTAGCTATCCTGCATTAATTAGAGAAGCTAAGAACTAAAACAACTAACATACTTATGTAATAACTCATCACATATTCAAACACAAGGGACAGATTTCACATCTGTCTCTTTTTGTTTCATCACATTAATTAATCTAAATATTTCAAAACATTCTCGTATTTTACAAATTTTTCAGAGCAAACGCAATTCTGACTGTTTTTTCTTGAATAAATAAGGAAATTGAAAAATTTTAATTTGCTATCGTGATAAATAACAAAAATGAAACGGGAAGAGCATCCTGGAGTTGTCTCCGAAACGCTCAAAGAAAAAGATTCAAAATTAATTTTACGTAAAATAAATTATGGCATTACTAGAAAATGGTCCGGACATTCCCCAGAGCTCAAAAGGTCTTCTTGGACTGAGCCATTTCCGGAATAGTAGAGTTGCAACAAGTCTGTGGGAGCCGATTTATCAGAATCAGTTCTCGGTGATGCTTGTTCCTCCTATGGGGCTTTCTGACCGTTCTGATGAACGTGTCAACATCATCCTTGAGGGTGTACAGAGTGTCGGACAGATTCCGTCATCTAAGGGTTCCGGTGTAGTTGAACAGAAATACAAGTTCGCTAACCGTAGTTACGCTGGAGCAGTTCCCGAGAATACGATTCTCGACCTCCAGATTACGTTCGCTCTGAACCTGAGCTATGACAACGGTATCTCTAACTACACCTACAACTTCCTGCGTGAGTGGGTTGACCTTATCTACGATCCTCTTACTGGTCGTCAGGGTTTGAAGCGCGACTATGTTGCTCCTTCAATGACGATTACAATGCACGACCGTGCCGGAACTCCTTTCTGGCAATGGCTGATGTATTATACGTTTCCCACGGTTGGAGCAGGTGGTCCAACACTGAGTTATATGTCTAATGACTTGATGCAAGTTCAGATGACATTCCGTTGTGACTGGTGGGATGAATGTTGTCTATAATCTGATTATCAACAATTTACGAAGATGCGAGGCTCGAAACAGTCTCGCATCTTTGTTTATACAAAATCTAAATTAAGTAATTTCTATTAATATTTGTTATTTTATTACCAAGTTTAACGATACTGTCTGATAAATAAAATAGAAAAATAATTAATACTAATAGAAATGACATACAAAAGACTTTTAGCCGCAAGTAAAGAATTAAATCTTAATTCTGTGCAAGTTGAACATTTGAGACGAACTAATCAAATTAAAACTAAAAAATATAAAGGTGATTATTATTATGATATTGATTCATATAATATTCATTCCGATATTGATTCGAATTTAATAATTGGAACGTCTCAATATCAAATTGAGTATCTTCGTTCATATATGAACTCTTATGAATTAAAGATTGATTATGAAATTTTGTCTGATAATAGTAATGATGAGGGATTCGATAAAATGTTATTATTAATCAGTCAAAAGAAAATCGGAAATATTTATGCTGTTGACCATCAAACATTTGTCAGATCTAGTAATTTCGCAGATTATCATCGTTTAGATGCTTTATTGAGAATAATTGGCATCCGAGTTTTCTTTGTTGAAAATTTTAGATTAAACGATGCAACAAAGAAAGATGTGAAAATAAATATGACTGATGAAATTGCTATAGAATTCTTTGAAACTAATCGTTTAGCACTTGGAAGGAAAACTCCAAAGTTAGTTGAAAAATATAAAGATTTTTTCGATTACGTATATAATCGTTTTGATGATTTAACTGGAAATGAAAAATTAGTTGAAGTAATATATCGTATTAGAAATAAAATAGAGAAAGTTCCGACATGTCCCGTATGTGGGAAAAGACTTAGTTTTCATAATTCTCAGAAAACTTATCCAATTGCTTGTCATTCTTGTAAAGCAACAAAAGAAGGAAAGAAGATTATTGCGCAAATCAAATATGATATGCACGATTGGGCACCGATTCATACAGATGAAGAAGCATTGCAGATTTATAAAGAACATAAGCAATTCTATCATAAGACTGAAGCGTTCATCAAACAGGAATCTCCCGAATTCTGGGATTATCTCAGAAATCGCTTTAAAGATGCATCAGAAGATGATATTATACAAGAATTAATGTATCGATTGGTTAATAAGATAGAAGAGAAACCAAAATGTATTATTTGCGGGAAACCGTTGCGTTATAATAGTTTTGCCCACTGTTATAATTCTAAATATTGCGGTGATTGCAATCGCAAGACTGAAGTCATTATACAAAGTCAGAAAATTGCCCGTGAGAATATGAAGAAACGCGGAACAGTCAATAAGTCAAAGGAAGAAGAAATCACACACGAATATTTCAAACAAATGCTATATAACATAGAACCGCAGCACAAAGATGTTCTATATCCGTATTATTGTGATTTCTATTTCAAAGACTATGACCTATATGTTGAAATCAATGGATACTGGAGTCACGGCCCGCATCCGTTTAATCCGGACAATGAGAAAGACATAGAATATCTCGAACATCTGAAATCAAAAGATGCGGCTCAATATCAGAGTACTATTGATGTATGGACTCTCCGAGATCCGGAAAAGCGAAAGACAGCAAAAGAAAATAATCTTAATTATCTGGAAATTTTCTCCGTTGATGCAGACGAGATTGTAGATGACATTAAAGAATTCATAGAAGAAATCAAGACATCCGAAGAACATCTGCAAAAAGTAACAGTTCACAATAAAAACAAAGAAATGTCAAGAAATCCGAGATGTCTCCGGGAAGTTTACGAATTTTGTAATAAAATGAACGAAGAGTATCAGATGATTGAAAATAATTAAAGAAGTGATAGAGCAATTCTATCACTTCTTTTTATTCATCTTCATCTAATTTGTCTCGCAGCATCTGGTCCAGTTGTTCTTCCGTGCAGTTGATATGAAATTCCCGGTCGGCTTTCTCGAACTTGTATTTCTTCTCTATCCTTTTTACATAGTCCATCATATTCGGCATCGTCTTGCCGACATCATCCATAAACATCTCTGTCTGAATCAGGAATTTACAGAATTCGTTCCTGTCTTCCAGCCTCACCTGCATCGTTGTCCCGCTCGGATATACGAACTCAACGAACAAGTATCCGTCCGGGTCGTTCATAAACGAGTAGCCGATAGATGACTTGAAGTCGATGAAAGTCTCCCCGACCATTATCACCGACTTGAACTTCATGTTCCGCGCAAACAAATCTTTCTCACCAAGCATCATATCTGTTCAGAACAATGAATTGGACAAAATATCATTGATGTCGATGCTGCTCGGGTTCACTGCAACCTTTCCGGGCAGGTCAACAGACACCTTTCGCTGGATTATCTTCCCGCCGACCGTCAGGTTCTCGGTCTTCTTACCGGTCATCCGCTCAAAGTCGCGGAACACTTCTGCTTCCAGTGCTTCGCGCTTGTCGCCGCCTTCAAAGTCAGTGCCTTTCAGAATATCCTGTGCACGGAACGGACATTTCATATGCACATCGCCCGGACTCATCTCCAGCATATAGTGAATCGTCTCACGATAGTCGGCAATGCTCTTCGGGAACAGACTGCTGTCCAGTTCCACCAGCCGGCGCTGACGGAGAATACGCTCGTCGAAGTCAACGTCATCCGGCCGGATTTTACACACTTTCTCGATAGCCGCCGGAATATTCCCGCGCTGCTGTACCAGACTGGCCGTGTCTGTAATGTCCAGCATCTCACAAATCTTCTTGTACTTTGCCGGAGTGACGCGCGAAGCCCGTCCGTTACGATAGTAGTTATAGATAGACGGCACTGCATCGGAGTCGTCACCGCAGAAAATCTTCGACAGCACTATCTCGTTGGGATTCTCTGCAAACGGCTCTATCTGCTTGTTCTGCTCAATGATGTTCTTCATCATCTGCTGACACGGGTCGTAGTTCGAGAAGAAAATATCCGTGCTGTTGTCGTTGAGCCACTCCATGAATCCGTTAGGGACATACAGCCGGCGGGTCTTCGACTTCGGCCGGGTTGTCGTGTTATATACCAGGCAGAACTGATGAGAGTCCTTGTCGAATTCCAGCAACTGGCGCAGGTCAGCATCCGCCGACACCACAATCATATTATACGGCATCTCCTGAGACTTCCATACCGTTTCCTTGATGAGTGCCACGATGTCGTCGGCCTCGGCATGTTCGCAGTATGCCACGATTGCACCCACCTTCGTCCGCAGAATCTCACGAATCTGGTCGGATACGTTATACAACGCTTCCCAGTTGATGTTCGGGTCTTTCTCGCGGCCTTTCTTATAGTCGGTAGAACCGTCGGCATTCATCAGCAGTTCATCACGCCACGCACCCTTCGAGTCCGTTGCCACAACGACATAGTCGGGTTTGAAGATGTTGATAATCGCCAGTACGTCGATGCACAGTTTATGGCCGAACGACACCAGGTCTTCTTTCCTTGTATAGTTCTCACCGGCTTTCGGTCCGCCTATAATCTGATGCATATACAATGTCCGGAAGAAGATGTTGCTCCAGTCGATGACCAGCACCGTCTCCTTCTGAATCATCTTTGATGCCGGACCGTTCATCTGCGGAACGGCAACAGTGTTTGAAAATAATAAATCTTGCATATATCTTAATTGATAAATCTTTTTCTTATTTAATCACAGAATCCGTCCGTTGTTGAACTTCATCTATACAATATACTCCCGTTTTCCCGGAAAGTCTAAGAAAATATCCATAAATGATGATAAATGAACAGAAGTGGAGCCGTAACAACTCCACTTCTTCATCTTTCGTCATAAACAATACCAAACCGTTTTATTTTCCTGCGTTCATCTGGTCGTACAAGGCCTTGATGACTTTCGCATCATACAGACTGTTGTGCTTGGCACCTTCGATGGGTTCGGCGAGCAGTTCCTCGCGTGATGCATCGAATGCTTCCGCATCCGTTATTCCCTGCCAGGCGGCAATGTCCTGGTTGATGTCGTGACAGACGGCACTGACACCTTCCGGCAGACTGAATGCATCGCCGAACAAATCGATGAGCAGCACCATATCGTAGTGGCAGACATCGCTGACAAACTGTACGTTGTCGTATTCTTCCAGCCACTCTGTGAAAGCCTTCGCAACCATCTTCTTCGAACCCACGACATTCCATTCCGTGTAGTCGTCGTTGATGTTGACCGTCCGTTTCGTGCCGAGGGTCAGGTTGTCGATGACATTCTCCTGAATCCAGTCGTTCACCTGGTTGCGGTCGTAGTCGGTCAGTTCAGCATAGAACGTCCGGCCGTTCTCGTCGATGCAGCCGATGCTGATAAGTGTGGTGTCCTTCTGAAGACCCGTAAACTCTGTGTCAAAGAATATTTTCATCTTACTATTACATGATTAATTTCCGTATTTATCCGGGAATTTCCGAAATCCGGACTGTCTATAAACAAAATAGAGACTCCCGTTTGAGAGTCTCTATTTTATGTTTTAATAGTCGTGGATTATCCGTTTCCGGCAGGAATATCATCACCACCGTTGTTGTTCGAACCGGTAGATGTGTCAACAGTTCCGGTAGAAGAATCGATTGTTTGAGTATTATCGGTTCCGTTGATATTCTCATTGCCTTCTGTTGCATCGTCGTCATCAACGACCACACCGTTCTTTACTTTCTTCCAAACAACACTATCAGAAAATTCCTTTGAGAAATCAGGATGAACAGTACAACCGATTCTGGATTTTCCGTCATTGGCTTTAATCATTTTCTCGTCAGCAACAATAAGATTTCCGTCTTTGTCGGTATAGTCTTTTACGGAACAAATCTTATTCGGGTAAAGAGTCAGGAAACGTTCTCCTAGTTCGATACGATAACCCATAATAAGATATTTCTGTACTTCTTTCTTGACTTCACGGAAAATTGCATGGGCCATACTCTCTTCATATCCTGTTTTGTCAAGAGCACGTTCAATCAGTGTATCGAAATCAATAGTACCTGTGAATACCGGACGAGTATAAACGCTATGCCGTCCGACTGTGTCGTTAATCAGACACATAAATTTAGAAAAAAATTTTTTAACTGACATAATATATTTTCTAGATTAAATTTATTTGAATATTTATCATTATATAATATGTTCAAAATTATGTTTTCTTTTAACGCAGTTAACTGCGTAGGGGTCGGATAGTTAACTGCGTGACATCAGGCAGTTAACTGCGTTAATCGATGCAGTTAACTGCTCGCATCGAAGCACTATTTCTAAGTTTCGGAATTTTCTTATATAAATATCAAAATTTTTATGAGTTTTACGTATGAATCAAAAAATAAGAGAAGTGATTTTTGAATCTATCATGGAGAAGATTACTCCGATTATCGAACGTTGTATTGCAGAATATGAATATGATGGTTCTGTTATGTTTATGCATAACATCATGCTGCTTGATGACGAACTTGAGAAAATCAAGGACGATGCCAACAAAAAACTCTCACAGATACCACCAGAAGAAGTTGATAGTCTATGCCTGGACTGTGCTGCGAATGCGCGGATTCTCCGTACGATGCTTCCATAGGGAAGAATGAACGAGATGTTCAATAATACTAAAGAATTCAAAGAATCGTTCGAAGAGTTTAAGAACCGTCTGACCGGAGTATTCAACCTTGCTGACTGGCAAGTTGAAATATCAAACATATTCCATAACGGAAATGCATTGGCCCGTACAACATATCCGTTTAATAAAAATATTTATACTGTTATTGTTCCGCAACTCAACAAGAACATTCCGTATCTTATTGATTTTATGGACAAGAACGGATATTACTATATCAGGAGTTTCGTTGGAGAAGATGTCGAATCACTGGAAGACAGCAACTCAAGAGATGTACACATGGCTGTCATATTGTTTGCTCAGAAGAAACCGGCTAACATTATGAAATGGGTTCAGCAATATCCGTATCTGTATCATGTAACATCTTTCCGCAATATGTCATTCATTAACAAATTCGGGTTAATTCCCAGAAAACGAGAGAGTGAATATATCATAGACGTCGATGATATTCATTATCCAGAGAGAACATATTTCTACTGCGGAATGAACGAAAATGAAGCAATATCGTATGCTAGCCGAGATATGTTTGCCGGACGTTATGTTTTATTAAAGGTTAATGTTAAAGACTTGTCTGATGATATGCCGGTCTATTCTGACCCATTACTCGGAGGAAATGCTGTATATGTTGAACAAAGCATTAATCTTGAATTAATTGAGACTGTTCGTACATTCGATATTGGCCCGTGGAATAGGAAACTTTAATTTTGAAAATTGTATCTGTGATAAATAACACAAATTAAAATTAATTTTTGCAACATTATATGAGAAATTCTAATTTAACAACATCAGAAAAGAAAGAGATGTACAACCGCATTATGGAGGCTACATCTCAAATAGTAATTAAGAAAATTATAGAGAATGATACTGATTTTGACATTAATGAGATTATTGAAGAAGGCTGGAAAGAAGCATTATTTGCTGGTGCTCTCGGTCTTACTTCTATCTTTATAACACCATATACTGCATCCGCAAAGAATATAAATACATAGAATAATACAAACAAACCAAGAACAGAATATGCTGTTGTTGACTGTGCTCCGTAGTTTCCTGGCGGTAATGATGCATTGTGTGATTTTTTAACAAAGAATACAAAGTATCCAGTTGAAGCAGAAGAGAACGGAATCGAAGGTCGCGTTGTTCTGTCAGTTTTAATTGGTGCGGATGGTTCTGTTCAGAAAATTAATGTTCTTAAAAGTGTCGATCCATTACTTGATAAAGAAGCAATTAGGGTTGTTAAGTTAATGCCAAAATGGATTCCGGGCAGGAAGAATGGTCGTCCAACTCAAGAAAGATATACGATGCCATTTACTTTCAGTTTAGAGAAAGCAGAATAATCAAAATAATATAACTATATAATCGACGATTGCTATAACTAGGTATTTAGTGAATCGAAGACGATAGATGAATTACTATCTAAACTCAAGAAATTCAAATTCTGAAATATAATTTGATTGTAACTCATTTTTAAAAAAATTATTTTATTTTTGCTGAGAGACTCACACGGGTCTCTCAGTTTTCGTATACATTATATAATATAAAGTAGGTTTATTATATTTCTCCCTTATATTCCGGATTTTGCGGAAATTTTTCTCCGTACGGTTAGACTTTTTGTAAACTCCGGCATATAATATTCAGAGGCGGTTGTCCAACATCGCCGGAAAACGAAGATATATATTGAAAATAACAGATATTTGAATGGCAAGAAAAAACCAGACAATTGATGCATCGACGGGAGCGGAGATTCCCTCAGATGACAAGAAGAAAACAGATAACGGGCAGATTCATGTCGTTGACGGTCATGCACTGAACGATAAGAAGCCCAGAGTAACTAACCGTAGAAAGAACAACAAACACCACTACTGTTCGTGTTGCGGACGCCGGGGTGACGAAGTGGAACTTCTCTACCACGGAGAGCACGACGACAGCATCTACATCTGTAGCGACTGTGTGGAGGGTCTGCACGAACTGAATCAGAGTATTCATCTGACTCAGACGGGTGAAATCCAGTGGGACCGTTCGCTGGACGAGTCAGACCGTGACTTATCGCTCGGCAAGGAACAGGGACGTATTCCCACTCCGCGTGAGATTGTGGAGTATCTGGACCAGCACATCATCGGTCAGGATGTTGCCAAGCGCGACATCGCCGTCCAGATTTACAACCACTTGAAGTTAATCAGCATTCCCAAGGAGAAGCGCGACAAGGATGATGTGAAACTGCACAGCAGTGCCTGTACGCTCATCGGTTCCAGCGGTAGCGGCAAGACGGAGATATTCCGTAAGTTGAGCGAGTTCCTGGACATTCCCCTGCTGATTTTCGATGCCAGCCGTCTGACTGCTGCCGGATTCGTGGGCGAGGATGTGGAGTCGATACTGATTCGTGCTATCCAGAAATGCGACAACAACGTAGAGCGGGCCCAGAAGATGATTATCCTGCTGGACGAGGCTGACAAACTGTCGCGCAATGACTTCTATTCGAAGAACGATCGCGGAGGCTTTAAGTCGAACATCAACAGCAGTGCCGTGCAACACCAGTTGCTGAGCTATATCGAAGGCTCGGAAGTCAGTGTACAGATGGGTGCCGGCAACGGCCAGGAGCGTCTCGTGACATTCGATACGAGTAATATCCTGTGGGTCATCGCCGGAGCGTTCGTGGGCATCGACGAGATTATCAAGAGTCGTCTGAACCGCAAGCCGTCAGTCGGCTTCAACCTGAAGAATGCCGGTAAGACAGCCGAAGACCTGGAGAAGAAAAAGGTGGAAGATGAGAATCTCATCGAGTATGTCACCCCGCACGATGTCATCGAATACGGATTCGCTCCCGAACTGGTGGGCCGTTGCGGTGCCGTGACCTATACACTGCCGTTAAGCGACGAAGCATTGCGCCGTGTGCTGACTGAGCCGAAGTCTTCGGTCATCAAGGAGTATCAGAAGATGCTGGCCCTGGACGGTAAGAGTCTGTCGTTCACCGACGAGGCTTACGACTACATCATCAACGAAGCCAAGAAGAACGAGACGGGTGCCCGCGGACTCCGTGCTGCTGTCAGCAAGGTGATGTCGAAGGTGATGTTCGAGTCGCCCGACTCCAAGGAACGCAATATCATCATCGATATGGACTATATCGAGAAGAATGTGGAGATTCCCGAAGAAGAGCAGAGGAAAATGAAACATAAGGCGTAATACGAAGTTTGCCGGAGAGCAGTATACATTATATATATAGTATGTAGTTAATATCTGCCAAGAACTGCTCTCCGGATTTTTCTAGAACTTTTCGGAAATTTTTCTCCGAATGCGGAAACTTTTCAGAAACCGCGGAGTATAATTATTAGAAGCGAAAGCAAATTAAGAGATTTAGATATTTTATAGTTTATTAACCCATTTTAAAAAAGAAAGACTAAATGGAAATTATTTTCGAATCGACTGGTGCTACGACCGGTTTTGAGAATTGGCTGAAGTCCTTCAAGGATGTTTCCAATTCATTGTTAATGGAAATCGACCTCGCTGAGTCTAAGTTCGTAGCAAAGACTCACACAGCAGACAAGACGATTGTCAAGTACGGATACTTGCCTTTCGATGAAGCTGGATTCCAGGTTGCTGAGATTATCGACGGCGATGCTCGCCTGGCTGTTGCCGACTATGTGGCACAGAATCCCGGACGTGTGTTCTTCGGAATCTTCCAGCAGTTGGACAAGTTCATCCAGGTTGCCGGTATGTACAGCGGCACGGACAACTGGAAGTTGCTGACCCGTTTTGCTGATGACGACAACGGTCGTAAGGTTGCTAACCGTATGGAGTTCAAGTCTGTTGCTCTCTCAATGATTGTCGGCGGTGCCGATGTGGATGAGTTTGAGTACATCGACGACGACAAGTTCATGAACAAGATTGCCAAGATTGACAATCCGATGCTCTTCGACATTGTCAGTGATGCCATCAAGACGCTGAATGCTGCCTCGAACATCTATTCAGAAGATGCGAAGAAGGACATCATCGACTTCCAGACACAGCAGAACGGTGAGGATTGGGAACTGCGAGCCATCGACCACAACGGTCACTCGTACAACTTCCTCGTGGGCTATCTGAATGCTGAGACGGAGAATCCCGTAGTGGCTACACTGCCCGTCATCCGCAACAACTTCCTGCTGGCAACGAAGAAGGACGACGAGAACTCCAAGGTTTACATGGCCGGACAGGACGGTGCTTCACGTATCCGACTCGATACCGGCAACAAGTTCATCACGATTATTGCTTCTGTCCGCGTATAAGCCGGACAGGGCATAGTCAAGTTACTAACTTAAATTATTGCATATGATTCAACATTCAAAATATGCTGCCTTAGGCAATGAGGGTGCTCCCGGCTTCAACTGGGACACTTATGCAGACGGCTGGAACGGCGTTGGGCTGAAAGAGAACAAGCGCATCAAGACATCGAAGCGTGATGATGTCAAGGAACACGTGTTCTGCCACGAGCCATACGCACAGAGTCTCTATAACAAGATGAAGAAAATCCAGGTAGAGAACGTGAAGGACATCAAGAAAGGTGCTTCGCTGTCTGTTTCTGACTTGAGTGTTGCTGACGACAACACATTAATCGCTACTGTCGGTCACGGTGCATCGTGCGTATCCATCGACTTGAGCAAGGAGACCAACCTGTTCCGACAGTTCTCTATTGACAATGAAGTGCTCGACAAGGAGCGTTTCCTGCTGGCTCTGAAGAACTCGCCCGAGTTCAAGCAGCAGATTCTCTCGATGAACCTGGTAGCCAAAATCGGTACTGACACTGAGAAAGGTTCTATCTGGGACGGCTGGGTAGAGTCGCTGACCAACGAACTGAAGGAACAGATTACGCTGAACAACAAGGCTTACTACGCTACAGTCATATCAACGAACGGCGGTGGCTTTGTAGTGGAAATCTCCGGAACCATCAAGGCGTTTATGCCAGGCTCGATGGCTGCTTCAAACCGCATCACAGACTATGAGTCTCTGATTGGCCGTACACTGGAAGTAATGGTCGAGTCGTGGAGTCCCCGCTACGGTTTCGTAGTCTCTCGTAAGAAGTATCTGAACAAGATTCGTCCCATCAAACTGAAGCCGTACCGCGATATGCTGGAGCAGAATCCCGACTATCTGTACCACGGTGTAGTGACTGGCTCGACAACGTTCGGTATCTTCGTGGAACTGGATGAGTGTGTGACGGGTATGCTGCACAAGAGTCAGGTGAACGACGATTTCTTCGCTATGATGAATACCGAAGAGGGAATCGCTCCCGGAACAGAGATAGATGTCTATGTGCACACTATCTTCCAGGATCTGAAAGGCACTCGTGTAGTGCTGTCGATGGTTCCGAAGGCTGAGCGTGAAGCACTGGCTATCAAGCGTGGGGAAGAGGGTATCATTGACCACATCATCGAGCAGAACGTTCCGTTCCGCGAGCATAAAGAGCACGAGCATCGTTCTCGTCGCCGTCAGAACGGCAACAGAGAGCGCAACTACGGCAGTCGCACATCGAATGAGTATAACTCAGAAGATGCAGTCGCACGTCTGAAGGACAAGTTCGGTAATGTTACACAAGCATAAACATAAAGGACTATGCCACAACAGATGACAATGCCAGACTTGAATCTCTTCGAATATCCGGAAGAGGTGTGCTCTGAATGCGGTCATAACGTGTTTGCTCCGGGAATAATCTTCAAGAAAGTTCCCGGAGTGGTTCTCGGAGAAGGCGGCGATACAGTGACCGTCCCTATCAAGGTGGCTTACTGCACCAAGTGCGGAGCACTGTCGCCCAGTGACCGTGAAGTGTATGACAAAGAGACTGCAAAGGCTGCTGAGAAGAAAGCAGACAAACCGAATACTGGCGGTCTCATACTCTGACAAATATGTTTTGTTTCAGTCCTCAACGGAGTCAGGGAGCGTATGCCCTTAACATTCATTCACGTCGGGTTTTTAAATATTTTTTCCTGACAACTGACACGCTCCCGCTCCGCGGACGTTTTTAATAAATTGTAAATTATAGAAGACAATGGCAAAGAACAAGAAGAAAAAGGCTGATGCTGCGAAAGTAATGGAGCAGATTATCAGAATGGCAGAGGCTCTGGGAGTCTCTCGCAGACACACCGGCTCGAAGTCGAAGAAGAAACTGCTGGCCGATATCCACTCAGTACAGGCTGCAATGCGCAGCAGTAATGCGTACAAGAAGACAACGAAGGCAACACCCGTTGCTACAGAAGAAATAGCAAAAGCATAAACTAATTTAATTTTGAAGAAATGGCAAACGTAGAATCTATTGAAGCCCAGAACAAGTTCTGGACAGTGTCCATCCAGGTAAAAGATGAGGATGAGAACGGTAAGATCAAGAAGACCAAAGAGACTCATCTGGTTGATGCGGTAAATGCTACCGACTGTGAGAAGAAACTCCATGACTATATGGACGGGACGATGGCTGAATGGGAACTCCTGGAAGTCAAGCAGTCGAAGATTATCGTAGTATACTAACAAGTTAGAAATCATTAACGCAAAGGAAAGGCCGGATGTCAGATTATTCCCAACATATCGGGACTTGTCACGGCATCCGGCGTTCTTGATGAATAAAGATTGACGAGTATGCAGATTTCAGAAGCAACGACATATACAGTAAATAACGGCAAGCAGTATAAACTGCATCTTTCGCTGGTAGTGCCAGAGAAGAACAACGGGATGATGTGGAATTTCATTATCTATGAACGTCCTGACGGTTCAGACTGTGCATACAAGCCGACGATGGAAGACTTCCCGCCACACTGTGAGATGTTGTTCTCGTATCTGAAGGAAATGATTCTGGAAGATTTAAGCAAGGCATACAACAAAGACTATTCTGAGTTCAGCAGTATGATTTCAGAAAATAATAGGTAAAGAAAGACATGGCAGATATAAGAAAGATACCGTTTGAGCGGGATGAAGAGATATTCTACCGCGAGACAGAAAACGGAGAGACGAAGAAGGCAACTCTGACGGAACTGTTCCGGGAATATCCGGATAAGTTTATCTATGTACAGTTGAATGCTCACGACACGTTGGGAAATCCACGGACAATATGGTTTCCGACAAAAGTTGAGATGTGTCTCTCGATGACTATCCGGGAATTCGGTGAACCCGAACTATAATTTAAAAAAATTTTATAGCAAAATATGTAAGGTTGAAAATTTTTTTCGGGACTGTTGTTTTGAGGCAGTTTATAGAAGATTATGTAAGCCTTTATGAAAGCCGACACGAAAGAAGAAAAATGAGAAAATCCGGCAAATTCATTTTGAGTTGAAGATTGAAAAATTTGTTTTTCGAGTTGATATAAATAACTCACCGGGATGAAATTCCCGAACTTAGCATGAGCGCCGGATGCTCTCTAACATAATTCAATTTTAAAATAAACGAGCAAGAAAAAATGAAACAAGACAGTTTAAAATGCTTCGAGGGAACAACACCCTTGGTATATAAGAATTCAGAGAGCGACTATGTCCGCGTAGGCAGCATCAAGCATATATTCAATGATGATGACGATAACGAAGAAGGAGCAGATATTACTGTTGCTACGTATGTTTTCGTCCCTGTGCTCAGCCTTCCTGAACCCGGAAGTGATATGAAGTCTGTACTTGAATGGAGAAAGGTAAAGATTTCTAGAGTTTCTGTTAAGTCAGCCGACAGTGTTACTATTTTCCTGATTCCAAACACGTTTAATTTGGAATTCGAGAGTGACCATATTATACGTTGCAGTAGTGACCAGGAGTTTGCCGTACTTAACATCACCAACGGTTTCAACGCAAAGGCTGCGGGTGCAATCAGTCCCAATGAACTGATGCTGTTTGAGCGCGAACGTGAACTACAGGAAATAGAGACTCCTTTGTTTGATGAAGACGGAGAAGTTCCCTTGGAGTGGATGCTTGAAGACGGTAAGACTCACTTGATTGAGTGCAGAAAGGTAGCAAAGAAGAATACCGGAGAGATTACAGAATCCAGCGAGTATTACCGGATAGAGTCGGAGACAGGCGAGGAGTTCGTTGTATTGTGCAACGGTGCTCTGGCTAAATGTTAAATCAAAATTAATTAAATGATTCATGCAGATGAGTGAGAACATTTCCCCCGTAACCGGGGACGGTCAGTATTCGTCTCTTGAGTACCAGAAGTACATAGAGAGACACGAGAAGAAAAAAGAAGATTTCCTTAGCATTATCAATGCACAGTCGAATGATATTACCAGGGAGAATGCGAATATGAACGCAGATACTCCTGCCGGTATGATGATGAAGTTCGCCAGTGAGACAACCAAGGAATTCGTTGATGAAGAGTTGTTGAGTCCGGATGTACTGGAATATGTCAAGAACAACATCCTTCATATCCACGATAAGGATTACTATCCCACGAAGAGTGAGACATGTGTGCAGACTCCGTTGGATAATGTGTTGAATACGGGTTTTGTGACGGGACATGCTTCTATCCGTCCGGCAAAACATATCGAGACAGCTTCAATGCTTGCTTGTATATCGATGGAGACTTCACAGAACGAGCAGCACGGCGGTCAGAGTATTCCAGCATTTGACTTCTATATGGCTCCGTATGTGCGTCTGACATATATCGAAGAACTGAAGAAGATTGAGGAACTGGAAGGTGAGTCATACGAAGAGTACTACTATGAAGCATTCAAAGACTATGAGAAGAAAGAGTTGGGTGCTTTGGTCGGTATTGAGCGTATCAAACAGGCTGCAATGAATCAGACTGTTCGCCGTGTACATCAGTCGATGGAGAGTTTCGTACATAATATGAATAATATCCATAGCCGCGGCGGTAATCAAGTTGTCTTCTCAAGTTGTAACTACGGTACGGATACTTCAGCAGAGGGCCGTTGTATCATTCGTGAACTGTTGAATACGACATACGAGGGTGTCGGAAACGGAGAGACGGCTATCTTCCCTATTCAGATATGGAAGGTGAAGACTGGTGTGAACTATCTGCCTAATGACCCGAACTACGATTTGTATCAGTTTGCTTGTAAAGTGACTGCTCGCCGGTTCTTCCCGAACTATATCAACCTGGATGCTTCTTTCAATCAGGATGATGCTTGGGTTGCAACAGATCCGAAACGTTATGAGCATGAAGTAGCCACGATGGGCTGTCGCACACGAGTATTCGAGAATCGTTTCGGCAAGAAGACAAGTATCGGCCGCGGAAATATTTCGTTCTCAACGATTAACATCGTCCGTCTGGCTATTCAGTGTATGAATATCGAAGACAAAGATGCTCGCATCGAAGAGTTCTTCAAGAAACTGGATGCTGCTCTGTGTATCACTGCAAAACAACTGGATGAGCGTTATCAGTTCCAGAAGACTGCTCTGGTTAAACAGTTCCCGTTGCTGATGAGTAAACTGTGGATTGGTGCTGAGAAGTTGAATCCGAATGACCAAGTGGGTGATATTATCAACCAAGGTACGCTCGGCATCGGCTTCATCGGGTTGGCTGAGTGCTTGAAAGCACTGACAGGAAAGCATCACGGAGAAAGCAAAGAAGCACAGAAACTCGGTCTGAAGATTGTCACTTATATGCGCGACAAGGTTAACGGATTCTGCGAGCAGTATAAGCATAACTATTCAGTGCTGGCTACTCCCGCTGAGGGTCTTGCCGGTAAGTTCACGAAGATTGACCAGAAAGAGTTCGGAAAGATTCCCGGAGTGACGGACCGTGATTACTATACAAATTCCAGTCATGTGCCTGTGTACTACAAGATTTCTGCTAAGAAGAAGGCTGAGATAGAAGGTCCGTATCATAATCTGGAACGCGGCGGCCATATCTTCTATGTAGAGATTGACGGTGATGCTACACACAATCCCGAAGTAGTAATGGGTGTTGTTGATTTGATGCACAAGTACGATATGGGTTACGGAAGTATCAATCATAATCGCAACCGTTGTCTGGACTGCGGATATGAAGATGCAACTAAAGATCTGAAAGTGTGTCCGAAGTGTGGTTCACATAACATATCTACCTTGCAGCGTATAACGGGCTATTTGGTAGGAACGACAGAACGTTGGAATCACGGCAAACTCAGCGAATTGCACGACCGCACGATTCATAACACTACTGAAAAATAATATTCATTATGTACAGATGATTAAAATTCTTGATATTATCGAAGATACTACAGTAGATGGTCCCGGTTTCCGGACAACCATCTACTGCGCTGGCTGCGCTCACAAATGTGAGAAGTGTTAGAATAAGCACTCGTGGAATTTTGATTAGGGACGCGATGTGTCAACAGATGAACTGATGCAAGTCATTACTAATGATGATATTGCTAATGTAACATTCTCTGGCGGAGACCCAATGTATCAGGCAGAAGGTTTCACTGAACTGGCTCGTGCTATCAAGTCTTGTACGAAGAAGAATATTTGGTGCTACACCGGCTTTACTTTCGAAGCATTGCTGAAAATGCCGAAGCAACGTGCACTTCTTGAATTGATTGATGTTCTCGTTGACGGACCATTCGTTGATTCACTAAAAGACCCTGATTTACTTTTCCGCGGAAGCAGTAATCAACGTTTAATTGATGTTCAAGCATCTCTAAAAACTGGCACTGTTGTTCTCTGGAAACGTAAAAACAGAATGATTGCTTAACGTAAATCTATATTCTCGTATATTTCTTTATATCATTTTAATCTGCTTCAAATGACAATAGTCAGATGAAGCAGATTTTGTTTAGGTATTCATATCATATAGAGAAAGATTTCAATCTGTTCTTAATCGCTCCCTCAGTAAAAGCCCGTATGCCTATATGAGCCATAGCCCGTATGCCCTACCTAGGCAATGCTCGTATCGCTCCCCTAGCAAAACGGGCTTTGTCTACCCTAGCAAAAGCCCGTAATGCTTACCATGACAAAGCCCGTAATTCTACCCTAGCAAAAGCCCGTAACGACAGTGACGGATGATTCACAACCGGTACGCACAAAAAAGTCGGGAGTCTCTCAGTTTTATTATAAATAGTATTGAGTTATTACAAGAATTGGATACGAAGCAAATGTTTTAAATCCCAATCCCTTTATAATTCATAATAAATTGTACCTATTCTTTCACTACCACCATTTAGGTCAAACATACAAGGGGTATTTGCTGCAAATCCCATAGCAGGACGTGGCTCCTGTCCATTAGTATAGTTGGAATAGCATTTTCCGCGATGTCCACCCCATGTAGCAGATGTTTTCTTCAAAGAAGCAACTTCAATTAATCTCTTATATTTGAATGACCAAAATAATACAGGAACAGGATTTGAATACTGATTTGTAAATCCAGTATCAATTCTTGTGAACATCAACAGACCATTAGGACTTTCAACGTAGCACAGGCCATTGACTGCAACACCATAAGGTATATTTGCCATTATTTCCCTTGTAGTTAAATCAATCAAACCATTATTGTCTCTTCTAATCCTGCTAAGAGTGTTGTTGCTTCCGTGGTCTGTTGCGAAGTAAATGTAGTCTTCTGTAAAGATGAAATTCAAACATCTTAAAGGCTGTCCATCAAGAACCCAATCAGGAGTAGTACTTACATTGCTGTCACTTGCAAGTTCATTCCATGTCTCTGAATTGTCTTCTGAATAGAGCCAAAAGAACTGACCACTCAAGTCTCCTGATGTGCAGTATATAATGTCACTCCAAGGGTCACGTCTAATCATATGCCAATGTGTTATTGAACTTGGAGTAGGATTACCATTGTTATAGGAAGTGGTCTTATAATACACCGTCTTCCAATTAGCAGCAGAAGTATAAGGATAGGTTCCCTTCCAAATATAGAGTCTTTGATTATCAGTATAATTTCCGTCGTATTCGGCAAATATACAATATTCATTGCTCCCGTCAGCTATAAACTCACAGCCACAATTATAAAGCCATCCTTTAGGAGAAGCATTTTCTCCATCACTTGACTTTGCGTCAACAGTATAGTTCTGACCATCATGATAGACCCTCAAGGCTGCACGGATATTCCTGAAAGCACTAACGATAGTACCATCTTTAGGAGACATACCTACAACGCATTGTGAAGGCTTGTAGTCAAGAGTAGCATACTCAATCGGGTTGTCTAAAGTGTTGCCGTAAAAAACCTTCATACTATCATCATTAACGTAATGGAATAAGTATCCATTCTGAAAAGGCATTTTGTTGTTTTCATATTTAAATCTAATAGCAGCAAGATTCAGAGAATTACAAACTGTTGAAGATAAATTGCTAAACATATAATAAGGAAGCCATCTTATAACAGCATTTATGCCAACATTGCTATCAACATAATCCTTCAAGACATCTATAGAACTACTATAAATAGATATAGTGTAATTTGTGTCTTTTAAGCCGCTGCCAGTAGAGAAATAGAAATAAGCACTGTTTTGAGGCAGAATTATTTTATTCTGAATTAATGAACCAGTATTATTTATATATTGTCCAATTACAATATCATTACTGTCTGTCATAAGGCAACCGTACCCTGATGTTGTAGCAAATGCTGGATATTCAATATTTTTAACCCCCACAACAGGTATCTTTAAAACATAACCACTTTTTTGTAAAGATAAATCCGCTTTGGTTACTGCCGAATAACTCTTTCCTATTGAGTTAGTTGCATCTAATAATATTCCATACGTCCCACTTGCAATCTTTGGAAACGATGAAATAGCCTGGCTCTCTGTGAGGTTTTCTGTATTGAACACTTCGAGTGAAATTCCATTGGTTAAATTGTCTAATCGTTGAAAGTTTTTATTTATATAAAATAGTAATTCTTGGTTTGATTTAGACACATCATTTCTCTTAACAATAAAAGGCTTAGGCTCATAAACAACAGCATTTTGAACAATCATAAACGCGCCATCTTCTGGAATAGCACATATCGTACTAACAGATTCTCCATACCTATTGACTTTATATATAAGTCTATTATCGCTGTCAACAATTCCACAAGGTAATGCTCTACTTGATGACCCCCATACTTTTATAAGATATATATCCCCCTGAGATACAGGAATCTTTATATATTTGGTTTGCGTAGCGGTTTGTGCACTACCAACAGCAGAACCTATTGGAATACTCAAATCATAAAAACCGAAATCCCAATTTGCATTTATCTCATTAACGCTTAATTTGTCATTAAATTCCACTACCCCTGCACTTCTAATATCAGAAACACCATCCCATATAGAAACGACTCTATCTTTATCTATGAATACTGTGTCTGAAGACACAGACACAGAAATAGAAGCACTAAGAGATGCGGTGGAAATTATTTTTAATTTTAATGACCTTTCCTTGCTGACATTAAAGAATAATTCTCCAGCTTTTACATTATCTGAAGTTATATCAGTATTTTCAATTGTATATACTTCAAATATTTTGTCAAGTAGAGAGAAGCCACTCCCGTAATTTTTGAGCCTAATGTTACCAATGTGGTAAATTACGTTTGAATTTGGAATAAGTTGTTCAGTTTCATAATAATAGTCATGAGACTGCTCTCGATAATATACTACTTTTAACAATCTCAATGTCTTGCTAGAAATACTGTACACTACATCATTGTTATCAAAAGTATAATTCTCATCAAATTTGTATAGAGTTGAATTTATTATGAAACCTTTTATAATTACTTCTTTTCTTAATTGAATAGCATTATCAACACCTCTACTTTCAACAAGATTCTTACTTCCAGCAGTAGGCTCTGCATCTACACCCTGCCAATTAGCAGGAGTCGTATTAAAGGTATCATACATAAGTCTATACTGTACATACTTATTGTCATTAGTCTGTACATATCGAATAGTCATTCCTCCTTTCTGTTTTGCTTGTGGTATTGCATCTAATGCATTACTTAATGTAGAGTAAGACTATCC